GATAGAGCGCCAGAAGCGCCCGCGGCAGCGGCGCCTGCGCAAACTCCTAATCCAGAAGTGTTACAAACAGAGAGACCAGATTGGTTAAATCAATAGAGGCAACTATGAAAAAAAATGATCTCACAAAAATAGGCAGAGCTATTCGCCAACTTATCGAGGTCCATGATGTTTTGTTAAGTGATTTAGAGGCTGACTCTAAACTATTTAATGAGGCAAGAGGTCGTAAAAAACATAGCGATCTACCAGAGAAAATTATTTCTTTGAAAAAGGATGGGGTAAAGAACGCAGAGATAGCTCGTGAACTTGATGTTTCTCCTCAGTATGTAGGACAGATACTGAGAAGAGAGGCTGATGTCGCAGTCTGATTTCTTTCAACAAGGGAGCCGTCGAGAAACATTGGCGGCTTCTTTAAAAAAAATTAACACAACAAGTAGGGGTTACAGGAGTTGTCAAGTTTGTTTAAAAATTGGTTTTCACCATTATGGTAAGATTGATCCTTTTAAGAAAACAACGATCTGGTTTTGTAGTGCCTTATGCTTACAGAAGGATAAATTAAATATGTATGACTATAAAGAAAACGATGCAGATCACATTTCCTTAACCCTAGAAAGTTGCATGAAAGACGTAGCGTCTTTTGTTGATAATGTTGGATGGTCAAAAAGTTTTAAAGATTTAACAAAAGATGAATTTTATAATCTTATATATAATTTTCATATGATATATCAAAGCTATGAAAGTTCATCCTTCGCTCATGTAAATAAAGAATATTTAGACGATTGGTTTGTCAATAAATATGAAAAATCACAACAACCTGAAGAAGACCCACCTCCTAAAGATAAAAAGTATAATGTACCATTTGATGACGATATACCTTGGTAGGAGAGAGATATGCCTTGGAACTTTAATCCAGTACCGAATACCGGCGATGTTTCAGATAGATTCAACAGCCACATAAACGAAGCTTTAGAAAACGAAGAAAGAAAACAACCCGTAAGAGGCTACATAGGTGGCTCTAATATAGGAACACCATGTACACGCAAACTTCAATATCATTTAGAGGCTACACCCAGAGACAAACAAAAACCTTTAACCGGTGACACGTTACGAATATTTCAAGCAGGCCATACTTATGAAGACATGCTTATATTATGGTTAAAAAAAGGTGGCTTTGGTATTAAAACCAGAGACAGAAGAGGACAACAATTTGCTTTTGAGGCAGCTAATGGAAACATAAAAGGACATGTTGATGGCATTATAATGCATGGGCAAGTAGACATGGGTTATCCTGCGCTATGGGAATGTAAAAGTGCTAACGATAGAAACTTCAAAGCATTTAAATCAAAGGGTGTTGCGCAACATAATGTAACATACAGTTCGCAAATAGCCGTGTATCAATACTACATGAACTTAACAGAAAACCCTGCTGTCTTCTCGGTTGTTAATAAAAATACACAAGAGTTGTATCATGAGCTAGTACCTTTTGATTCTGAATTAGCACAAAGATGTATTGACAAGGCTGTATTAGTCATTAAAGCTGTAGAAGCGAAGGAAAGGTTGCCACGCATAGCACAAGAGCCTGATCATTACTTGTGTAAGTTTTGTGATTTTCAGAATCACTGTTGGGAGACAGAGCATGACCGTTAATTTTAATAGTATAAACTCCATGAAGGAGAAAAAAGACTTTGATCTTAATCGATTTAAAGACGAATGCTTCCCAAGACTTTCTCATATACTGCAACATTTATTACCACAAGGACGCGTAAGAGGGTCTGAGTTTGTCTGTGGTGATTTGGATGGGTCTTTTGGTGACTCATGTTCATTTAGTCTTAACAGAGAGACACCAGGTCTAGGTGGTGAGTTTAATGGCTCTAGAATGTTTGGTGACTTTATTGATCTATGGCAACATCAACATGGATGTTCTTTTGCTGAAGCAGTAGAAGAAATATCTGATTTTATAAGTGTAAGAGTACCGTTGAAGAACACGCCTCTGCACGCGCCGAGCGTAGCGAAGGCTGCGCGCGAGGTACTTAATACAATTCAATATATTTACAAAGATAAAAACAATGAACTCCTGTGTACAGTTGTTCGTAAAGAATTTAAGGGAGGAGATAAGACATTTTATCCTGTGCTTCCGTCTGGAGAGAAAAAGTTTCCACAAGTTCGTCCACTCTATAATCAAGAGAACATTGATAAATGTGATGTTGATACCAATATTATATTGGTTGAGGGGGAAAAGTGTGTAGACGCTCTACGAGAAGTTGGTATTACAGCTACTACAGCTATGGCTGGATCAAATGCCCCTGTATCCAAGACCGACTGGTCACCCTTAGAGGGGCGTAGCGTTATCATATGGCCAGACAATGATGAGTCTGGTTTGAAATATGGGACAGCAGCAGCGTCTCACCTAGTTACTATTTGCAAAAGTGTTCGTGTACTACAACCTGTAAATGGTAAACCAAAAGGATGGGACTCTGCTGACGCTCTCACTGAAGGGTTTGATATTGAATCTTACCTTTATAAACGTGACACGGATGTAAAGATTATCAATCTTTTGGATGATAGTCTATCAGTTTCGCATTATAAAAAAGGTAAAGCACCTCAATACGAATACCTTCTGGATGATACGCTACCCCGTGGTGTTGCCGGAATCATTGCGGCTTCTGGCGACACCGGTAAAGGTATGTTAACGCTCGACCTGGGTTTAAAACTAGCGTATGGTACTACCGGCTATGACAGGGCATTTGATGCAGATTTATTGCAAAATGGATCCTGTGTGATATTGACAGCGGAAGACGAAGCTGATGAAATACATAGACGTATTGACTTAATAGATCATCAAGGTAAAAGATTCACTAAGTCAGAACATGATTTAAAAGTCTTGCCTTTTCCAAACTACGGTGGTGTTAAACCAATTGTTACTACTACCAGGGATGGGCCAGCAATAACAGAACAATGGGAAGAGATTTGCTCGCAGATAAAGAAAATAAAAGACCTTGCACTTGTAGTGATAGACCCACTCGCAAGCTTTGTTTATGCGGATATAAACAGCGACCCCGCGGCGGGTGCGTTTGTGACGGGGTACTTTGCAGCCTTAGCGACGGAAACCAACGCTACATGGCTTCTTGTACATCACATGACGAAGATAGACATAAAAAATCCTGTTGTAACTCCGGAACATGCTCGTAATTTAATCAGAGGTACGTCAGCTATTGTTGATGGACTACGATTTGCTATGGCCTTGTGGGTACCACCTGAAGGTGAAATGAAACATCTATGTAAAGTTATGAATATAGAATACAGACGTAACCGTATTGTTAATGGAGCTGTTGTAAAGAGCAATGGACCAGCTAACAGAGAGATAAGAACGTTTGTGCGTAACTCACACACCGGACTTCTTGAAGGACGTACAGAAGATGTACTTCTATCAAAACGTGGAACTGATTTTGAACTTGATGATCTTATTTACTGTATTAAAAACGCTGCTCTGGAGGGTAAACCTTTCACTCAAACAGGTAAGGCGAATGGTATAGGACATCATAAAGAGCGTCTCAGCGACGTATTACAAGAGAAAGGTATTAACCATCTGGAGAGAATGGTTCAAACTTTAATAGATCAAAAGAAGATAGTAAAAGCATCTGCTCCAGGATTAAAATCGCGTGTATGGCTTGATGTTCCTGACGGACCATTTGCTGAGGGCGATGGAGAGTTTGAGGCAGGAGCATAAGATGAAAATAAGATATGAAATAAAATTAGATATAAACTTAAATGAAAAAGATATAGACTGGGCAAATATGGAAGATAATTTTAATCCTAAAAAATTAAACATTTATTATTTTTTAAAAGAAATGCATCAAGTGTGTCAAAGATTTGTAACAGCCAAAGAAGAGCCAGTTATAGAAGCAAATATAAAAGATATAATTTTTAAAAAAGAAACAATGAACTGAGGTAAATATGTTAAAATGGGACGGATTTAATGATGCTATAATAGGCATCGGCGAAAGGTGCGGGCAAGACGATATTATTGTCTATGATCTGCAAAAGATGATTACAATCTTTATGGATGCTAACGATGTCGATGAAGAAGAAGCGATGGAGTATATATCTTTTAATGTATTGGGTGCGTGGATAGGCGAACAAACCCCTATTATTGTAACAACAGGTCCTGAAGGTATTACGCATGAACCAGATGGACAATTTGAATTTGATATGGAGAACTAAATGACAAACCAAGAATACAGAGATTTAATGCAAAATATTTTTGATGCCTGGGATAAGTTTGCGGAACCAGGAAGAGAAAATTTAACGGTGCCAGAGCTTGCACGACGCATGGAAACTTATAGAACACAGTTTTATGGGCAAGGTAGAACAGTACCGCATGAGTTCGGAGACGACGTAAAGTAGACTTACACACCAAAAGCTGTTAGCTTGATGTGTGTCGTTAACAAAGAAAATAACAAATCAACGACAATTGGGCCGTATAGGTGAATTATTCGTAGCGCTAGAGCTAGAATCTTTAGGTTATCCAACATCTCTTGTCGATGCACCTGGATGCGATCTTATTGTTAATGTAAAAAATAAAGCGCTGAGGATCCAAGTTAAGAGCGCTTACCCATCTCCTCACACTAAAACAAATAAACGCTATACGTTTAGTACGTCGACAGGAAGCGCGAAGCGCGGCCTGACGCGCGACAGCGCTGATATTATATGCTTTGTAGCATCTGATATACGCAAGGCTGTATTTGATATGATACCTAAAAAAGGAATGTCAAAGACAAAACATTTTAGACTTAATTATTTTAAAGGAGATAATATGTTTAAAAGAACGTGGGAAGAGTGTTTAAAAAAAGTGACCCCTACAGAGAGTTCGTAGGGGTCGATGTGGCTGCAATCGTGGGTTAGGTTAATACTTAAAAATTGGGAGACAAATAAGTATATTTAAGAGTCCTTCGTCCACTAACTACTATATGTAGTATGTAATATAGTGTTCGTCAATATATTGTGGACAAAGTAATTAAAAATAATATTCCAGCCGTTAATGTCATTGTCATCATGTAAAATCTAAAAAAGCTCCAATCCATAGTCTTCCTCCTTTGTTAGCTCAATAGAGCGCTTTCTCCTGGTACCACAGCACAAGGAATAGTCTTGACTAATAAGACTCACATCATGTTCTAAAGACAAATAAAACAGCAGTGTAATGATAGCTGTTATAATATTTAGCCTTATTGCACGGTAATGGGTGTTACTCGAAAAGAGTCTTCCTCATATTAACCTCCTAAGAGATCACGGTGTCCAAAGGCTTCAAAAGAATGAAAAACGGCATCTGATAGTTTGAGGGCGGTATCTAAGTTATCAAAGTTAAATACAACCTGATTATCATTAGCATCTTTTAATTTAAGGGTAACGGGAAGGGAATGATAATACTTTAATACCATTCCCTTACTTGGTGTATGTATTGTTACCCTTACTTCTTCTACCTCCTTAGTCCATTGAAAACCTTCCTCAACGACGTCCTCAACGTAACCCATGTTCTCTAATTTTGTATGTACCTTACTTAATACCTTCATAATTTGTCCTTCTTTTTATATAAAAACTATATTGACTTTAAATTTTTTTATTGCTAGGCGTTCGGACCTAATAATCGCCCCATACTTTTGTTTTTGTACCGCCGTGGTACTCAACAGCATGGCCCTCTTTAATTAATATTTGACAAATATCCTTACCATCTTCGGTATAAGGTATAGCCAGGATCCTTCCATACTTTCCTTTACCTAATGATTTAATCTTTAAATTTTCTGAACATAGTTCTTTAAGTCTGGCGGATGCTTTTTTACCAAGAGCTTTCTCGGCAAGGTCTCTGGTCCTGGATTCAGGTGTATCAATGCCGGCTAAACGACATCGTTGTTTGTGTAACTTAACATTAAATCCAAGATCAAGAGTAACGTCGATAGTATCGCCATCGACAACCCTTTCTAATTCTGCGTGATATATAAATGCTTCTACTTTATTCTTTTTCGTCATGTGCTGTCTCCCTTATTTTTTCAGCTAGTGCTTTGGCTGTAGCAACGTTAAGACCTAGTAATTGATGTAAGTTAATAGGACGTCGATACGATTGGCCGTTAAGTGTAATTAATAAATATTCTTTTGTTATGGTTGCGAGGATGTCGTTAGGACCCAACTCTATACAAGGTGATGGATCCTTTTTCTTTTTCATAAACTCTCTCTCGGCTTTAGTTATGTTGGTCATTCTTTTTCCTTTCTCTGTATTCAAAAAATACAATAAGGCTTATTAGTATAGCAAAGTACCA